ACAAGACACCAGCTGAAACTTCTCCGCCTGTCGAGATGCCTCCTGGCGCCTAGCAGTGGAATGATCTGAGCCATGGCTTCCCACAACCGCACCCCTGCATCGGTCCTCGAGGCGCCAAAGGCTCACCGGGTCTACCTGGTTCGCCACACTGGGGACAACCGCGAGACACGCCGGCACGTGAAGTACACCAAGACCGGACCGACCTACCTGATCCCCAAGGCAGAGCGGATGCTGGCCACCAACGTCCCGTACCAGAGCCCGGCGAGAGTCTTGAAGCAGGCGCCTGTTCCCATCCGGCGGTATCTCCTGCCGTTCCTGCACAAGCGCTGACCTGGGGCGGTAGCCAATGGCCGATACCAGATACCCAGCACCATCGGAGATCGCCGACGACCAGGCGATGGCAGAGGTCAGCCGTCTGGAGACCGGCCCGCTGTGGATGAACGAGCTCGGTGTCACCGGCCTCAAGCGGGTCAGCGGCTACATCGACGAGGAGTTCCTCCCGCAGCTGCGCGGCCGTAAGGCTGTCCAGATCTACCGGGAGATGGGCGACAACGACCCGATCAGCGGGTCCATGCTGTTCGCGATCACCCAGCTGCTGCGCGGGGTGGACTGGAAGGTGGTCCCCGGCGGCAAGGGCAAGGAGGACACCGCGGCCGCCAAGCTGGTTGAGACCTCCATGAACGACATGAGCACCAGCTGGGACGACAACATCCAGGAGATCCTGACCTGCCTGCAGTACGGCTGGAGCTGGCACGAGATCGTCTACAAGCGCCGGATGGGCCCCTGGCAGAAGGACGGCCGGCACCGGTCCAAGTACAGCGACGGCCTGGTCGGCTGGCGCAAGATGCCCGGCCGCGGGCAGGAGACCCTGCTGCGCTGGGTGTTCGACAACACCGGCGACGTGCGGGCGCTGATCCAGCTGGCACCACCGGACTACCAGACCCGGACCATGCCGATCAGCCGGTCCCTGCTGTTCCGCTTCGGCCACCACAAGGGCAACCCCGAGGGCCGTTCCATCCTGCGTACCTCCTACCGCCCCTGGTACTACAAGAAGCGGACCGAGGAGTTCGAGAGCGTCGGCATCGAGCGGGACCTGGCCGGGCTGCCGAAGGTCGGCGTGCCGGCAGAGTACCTGCGGGCCAAGCCTGGATCCGAGCAGTGGAAGACCGTCGAGGCCATGAAGAAGATGGTCCGCTCCATCCGGCGCAACGAGCAGGAGGGCATGGTCTTCCCGCTGGCCTACGACTCCGACACCAAGCAGCCGCTGTTCACCTTCGAGCTCCTTGGTGGTGGAAGCCAGCGGCAGTTCCCGCCGGACCCGATCATCCAGCGCTACGAGCAGCGCCAGCTGATGTGCATGCTGGCCGACTGGATCATGGTCGGCCACCAGTCCACCGGCACCTACAACATGCACATGGACAAGACCGCGATCTTCAAGCAGGCGATCGACGGCACGGCGCTGTCCATCTCCGAGATCTTCAACCGGCACGCCATCCCGCGGCTGTTCATGGCCAACGGCTGGAAGCCGGCCACGCTGCCGTTCATCCAGCCTTCCAGCGCGGAGCACCCGGACCTCGGCCAACTGTCCCAGTTCCTGAGCTCGACCGCCGCGCTGGGCTTCACCTGGGGCCCGGACCCGGACATGGAGCGCTTCCTGCGCCAGGCAGCCGGGCTGCCTGCCCTGGGCGACTCCGAGCTGGACAGCCACCGGCGGATGGCCCGGATGGAGGAGGCCGCGGTGCTGGCAGAGACCCAGACCCGCTACCTGGCCGCACGCTCCCAGCTGGCTCAGGCTGTCGCTGCCGAGCAGCAGCTGGCTGCCGGCCAGCACACGGTGGAGAGCGCGCAGGCAGAGGCCGATGCCGAGCAGTCCACCGCCTCTGCCGGGCTGCAGCAGGCCCAGGGCCAGCAGTCCCTGCAGCAGAGCGCTCAGCAGATGGAGATCGGCGCAGCGGGAGAGGGCCGCGCACAGGAGCAGCACGCCCGGGCTGGCCAGCAGCAGGAGTTCGACCAGAAGCAGGCGATGAAGGAGCCGTCTGCTGGTCCTGGCAATAAGGGTGGCTCCACCGGGCCGTCCAAGAAGATCACCCGTCCGAAGGCGAAGGCCAAGCGATGAGCCATCTGGACCTGTTCGACCTGCTGGCAAAGGCCAGGCTGACGGTCATGGGTGTGGTCGTGGCCCGGCACAACGACAACATCGACGACGCCCACCTTCTGATCTCGAGCTACTTTCGTGAGGCGAAGGAAGCCGGTTTCCGAAACGAGCAGGCGTGGGCTCAGCTGTTCGCTGCCTCGGTGACGCTGATCCGGGCCCTGGTGGAGTGTCGGTCCGTTCACCACGGGAAGAGCGTTGACGAGTCGCTGGCTGAGATAGGCCTGGTGCTGGCCGAGTTCGGAGGCCCAGGTGTCTAGCCGACGTGAGGACGCTGCCACCACTGGGGTAGGCCTTGGCGGGGTGTTCGGTGCGCGGGCTCTGTCGCACAGTGCGCTTGAGGCGGCCTACGACAAGGGACCGCGGCCGAAGGTCTGGGCAGAGCGCAAGATCCTGACCCGCAAGCCGATGAAAGGCAAGGGTCGGCTGGCCGCTGCAACCGGTCTGCTGACCGTCTCACTGCCACCGGCTGCGGTCGGGATGAACTCCTTGATGCACCGGCCGCGTGAGCACCCCAAGCCGATCATCAAGAGCGAGCAGACCAAGAGCAAGCCGCTGTGGCGCGAGGCCCAGCAGGGAGTCAGGAGCTCTCTGCGCCAGCGCAACAACACCCTTGCCGAGCGCACCCCGATCCACCGCCAGGCACAAAGCTACGGGGTCGGCACACTAGCCGGGTCCGCTGCAGGAGGGCTGACCGGGCTTGCCTTGAAGAAGGCCCCGCGGCTGCATAGTGGGATCAAGGCCGGCATCGTCGGGGTCGCCGGAGTCACCGCCGGGGCGGCTACTCTGCCTGCCCAGAGCAAGCTGATGCAGGCCACCAGCCACGGCCAGTACAAGGTCACTCCGACTGGTGTCGTGCGGGCCAAGCGCAGGCCGGTACGCCCGTCCAGGAAGGCCACCAGAGTTGCCAGGATGGGCGGGGTGGAGGTGCCCAGTCGAGTGGGCAAGGCGGCGACCTACCCGGGCTCTGACCTGACTCACGGCCAGAAGCGCGCCAGGGTGATGGCTGCCGGGTCAACCCCTCTGGTTGGGGACTTCGCCGCTGCCCATCAGGCTGGCCGGATGGCTCCGCCGAACCTGCGGCGCAAGACTGAGGGACTGCAGCTGGGCGGGTCGGTGACCGGGTCGACTCTTGGCTCTGTAGCCGGCGCCTATGGCGGTGCTCATCTGGCCAGGCAGAACAAGAAGGTCCGACTGCGGGCCGACAAGATCAACGCCAAGATCGACGAACGGGTGCGTAACCCGATCGCCGGCGTCAAGAGCAAGGCCGCGCACGCGATCAGCCCGGAGATGGGCAGGAAGGTGGACGCGAGGACTGCCAGGGAAGGACCAGGCTGGGCAGGGCGCAAGGTAGCCGATATGGCCGTTCACCGGCGTCCTGGTGTCGCTCGAGTAGGACGAGCGCTGATCCGTGCTCATGCACCCCTGGCTGGCCCGGCGGCGGCAAGCGCCGCTGTGCTTGGCGGGATGATCGGCCAGAGTGCAGGGTCCACTGCGCTGTCGACTGCCACCTACGGGCACGCTCTGAAGCTGGAGGATGCCCAGCAGAAGGCACGGGTCGGCAAGAGCCAGCACAACCGGCATGGGTCGCGTGTCTCCAAGCTGGCACCGGCACCAGTTGCTACCAAGCGAGAGCACAAGGCAACCGCTAAGCGCAAGGAGCAGAGCGCCGCACTGAGCGTGGCCGGGGCCGGGACTGGTCTCACTGCCTTGGGAGCAACCGTCGGCAGCAAGATCCCCGGGATTGGCCCGAAGGTTCGTGGGGCGCTGCGGAAGGTGCCCGTGCCGGCGTTGACTGCCGGAGCCGGGCTAGGCGCGGTCAACTCACTGATCTACGCCAACATCCAGCACAAGGAAGCCAAGGCTGCCAGAAACGCTGCCGGTGTGCCGGGCACCAAGAGTGCGTCGTTTGTCCCCGGTACTGGCTGGGTGAAGGCCAAGAAGCTCGTTCCGGTTCAGCGGGCCGCGTTGAAGAACAGGCTCGGCCCACTGCCGTTTGACGACTTCGGCGGGCCAGGTGAAGGGGGCAAGCCTTTCCAAGGTGCCGGGATTCACCGCCGGTTCACCAGTCAGGCAGAGGGCAGGAAGCTCTGGCCGCACCAGGCTCCTGGTCAAGAGGTGAAGCCGAAGAGCCGCAAGACGACTGTCTCCTACGATGCACCGGACAAGGCCAGGCGGGCCAAAGGCGCCATGCTCGGCACCTCTTGGAAGGGTCGTGCAAACGCCAGCGGAGGCGGAGGCGGGCACATCAGCTTGAACCGGGAGCTTGTGCCGGACGCTTCCGTGCTGGCCCACGAGAAAGCGCATCTAGCTCCGAAGCGCAACCCTTACCGCCCTGGACGCAGTCCGTTCCGCACCGGGTCTGAGGAAGGTCGGGCCGACTTCATGGCCGGGCGCAGCGGCTACCCAGGCAGCAAGGAGTTCCACGCCGGGTACGACAAGGTCCAGACCAGGATGCGCGCTGCCGGGACCAAGCCGTCGCCTGGGTTCACGACCCCGCCGGTACCGCAGCGACTGCCCAAGCTGCCTGACTTCGCCAAGGCGCTGCGGCCGCGGATCACTCCGGTACGGATGGGGCGTGCCGGGAGCATCCGTACCGGCTACCTGCGCAAGACTGGGAACAAGACGGTGAGCGTGGCAGGAGGGTATGGCTGATGGCTGGGCGACTGGGCATGACCGGGGACGCGGTGGTCCGCGGGGACAAGGAGGTCTACAAGGCGATCGGTAGCAAGCGTGCCCTGATCGAGAACGCTGGCAACATGACCAGGTCCAGGGCTCGCTGGCCAAAAGGACGGCGGATGGTCGCCCAGCAAGACCATTTCCTGGCCAGGCTGCGGGGAGATACCAAGGCTGGCGGGTACCAGGACCGGATGGAGCCGCAGCAGATCAGCAGGGCCGACTTCGGCAAGGCTGACATCACCATGAGCGACTCCGAGGCCAAGCGGCTCTCGGGCATCCACGGCACCCAGGGGAAGATGAAGGCCTATGAGGCCCGGTACATCACCGCCGGCGGCCGCAAGTCCGAGAAGTGGAAGGGTCGCTCACAGGCAGCCGAGGTAGGTCGTAACGCCTCTCTGGCCGGTGCTACCGGGGCTGCCGGAGTGCTGCTGGCCAGCCGTGGCAAGCGAACTGGGCCGATCATGGCCAGGACCAAGGGGCTGCGCAAGATCACCCCGTACCGGGCTGAAGGGGCTGCTCTGGGCAGTGCCACTGTTGGCGGTGCGGCCGAGCTCTATGGCGAGCACGCTCGTTCCAAGCGGGCGTCGTATGCCAACTCGCCAGGCGGTGTTGCG